CTCATATTAAACCAGCTCATAATGGAGATGCACTTGCATACATTGGAGCAGTTACTCATGCTATTGGAGCTGTCAATGCTATTGTACTTGCTATATCTCACACGACTTCTCATGCTTTGGTTGCCTTACTGTTTGCTCTTTCTTCTCATAGTATTGGAGTTCTTATATCGGTTTGCTCTCTACCATTAAATATCGTTCAATTATCTATATCTCTTTGCACTTGTTCTTGATATGCTTTAACTTCATCTTCTCAAAATATATCTACTGCTTTGTTATATAATCGTTCTTGCAACTTGCTTCCTTGTAATTTATCAGCCATACTTTTTGCTGCTCTATCCATCCATTGTCATATTAGATTATATCAAAACTTTCATGGACTTTGTAATACTCAAACTCCAAAATCTCCTAATTTTTGCCAAAATGTTTCTGATTGTATAAGTCATCATTTTTTTAATAGTTTATCGTTTTTTCAATTAAGATAATCTGTCATTAATTGCTCTCAATTATCTATTTGACTTACAAATTCGTTTATAACCTCGTCATCTGTTCATACAGATAATGAAATGTTATATTTTTTTCTAATTAGATCTGCCAAATCTGCTGTTCTTACAGCCACATTATTCATTTGCTTCTGTGTTTTATTAGATGAATTTATAGCATCATTCCTTTTTTGATTTTTATACTCTGTCCTTTGGCTTTGCTTTTCTTCCTCAATCTGTCTTGCATAAAAATCGTTATACATAGCTTCTTGTATTTGCATTTTATCAGCATAATTGGTTATATTTTTTGTCCTTTCTTCAATTTCATCTATGTAATTTTGACTTAATCATGGAAATCTTGTATTAGTGGTTGTTTTTGTATTAGAAACACCAGTTTGTTTCGTTTGGAAATTTCAAAATTGATTTGTTCAACTTCACATTAAGTTATTTACTCAACTCTGAAATCAAAATTGTGTTTGTGCCATTTTCTGATTTATTTATTTATATAAATTAATATCGTGTTTTTCATCAATCATAGCTGTATATTGTCTTTCAATTCTCTGTTTTTACTAATACTCAGTTATCTGTATAATACATTCATCCAGTATTACTTTGTGTATTGGTTTTATCTTGCAATCTCGACATATTTGGCTCTTGGTTTGTTGATTGTGTTATATCAACTCATAATTTGCTTAATGCTGTGTTATAAGCATCTATCATTTTTTGTAGTGAGTTCTCAAATGTATCATTTGTTGTATTCCACTCAAGATTATTGGCAGATGATGATACCATTTTCCATTCACTTTCTTGCATAGCTCCAAATGTTGCTCCATTTGCTTTCAAATCCAAAAACTTCTGCAATGTCTCATTATTTTTCAAATAATTATACAAAGCAACTCATTCAGCTGCATCTGTTTTTCATTCAAAAGGTCAGAATTTCCAATATCATCTTTCTGCTGTTTGTCTATCTGCTCGACCACCATGTAATCAAACATTACCACTACTATTAGTTTGATTTCGCTTTAATAATTCTTCTGCTGTATCTTTTAATTCTGTTAAATTATCAACTAATTGTGTTTTTGATAGATAATCAGCATATTTTTGTTTCTGCTCATTATATTGTTTTTCATCTATTCAATATGCCGACAATGTTTTATTCCTTTCATCTGCAGATGACCATTTTGCCTTATATTGTTCTTGTAAAGATGTAATCCATCATCAAGCATTTATCTCTGTTCAGTTACTTGTATATCCACTAATTCATGAATATGGATCTTGTGTAATAGTTTGTGCATTTTGTGCAGCTTGTTGTGTTACTGTATCAAGTGCTTGTTGTTTGCTTATTGTAGGATTAAAATATCAATATACTTGGTTCATTTTATATGTACTTGTATGTATTTTTTCATCTCATCAGCGATTACTTTCTTTTACTGTTATTGTTCAATTTGCTTCATCTATTCCGACAACTATTCATACATGACCATACTTTTTTTGTGCTTCACTTGCATTTGGACTATTGCTCCAATCAAATACAGCAACACTTCATATTGATGGTACTGTGCTATTTGTTACTGATTTTTTAGCTTCTATTGGATCTGTATATAATCTTCCCAATCACATATCTTGTAGATAATTGTTTACAAAACTTCCACATTGTCATCACCAACTCTTATCTCATAAACTTTGCACTTGTATCAATGCTTTATTCATAGTTTCTTGGCTAACTGCTGTATAATCTGGTAAATTTTGATAATTTATTCAATTATTTAGCATAAGATTTCAGTTGCTATCGTATTCGTAACTAACTCATCCAATACTTACTCAAGATGTAGTTCATAATTTATTAGCAGACCATGCTTTATACTCTGGCTTTTGCATTATTGGCTCTCTTATGTTCTTTGTTATTGCCTCTCACAAACTCATACCACCATCTACTAAATTCTTTATATCTTCTACCATCTGTTCTCTACTTCTCATCATTGTTATTCCACTAAATTCTGTTAATACACTATCTACTGCATTCTCTATTGCTCTTCTTCTACTTGCTTCATCTTTACTATTGATGTTTCAGTATTGGAAATCATATTGTCTTACATAATTATTCCATTCTCTTTCATCTTTCTGCTCATTTGTTTCAAAATTCATCAAATCCATAACAAATCATAACTCTTGCATTTGCTGATTTCTTGCTTTCATGTTATATTCATACTCTTGCAACTGTAATTGAAACTCATTTTGATATTGTGTCATCCTATTGTTATACTTTGTTGCAAGTGTGTTATATTGTAAACTTGCTGTATTCATTGCTTCTTGTATTTTATAGCTCTCATCTGCTATTATTGCATTAATTTTACTCTTACTTGCTCATGTTCACTCGTATCTCCTTTCTACATCTGATTTAATCCTATTTAATTCGTTTTGATATTCTTTTAATTGCCCATCTAAATCTGCTAATTGGTCGCTCATTTCTGTCATTTCTGGACTATTCATCTGATTTTTATAATTATCAAACATCTCACTTGAAGCATTTGTTTGACTTGCAGTTAATAGATTATTATAATACTGATCTATAATAGCCTGGAATGGATTATCACTTGCTGATGGTGTATTTTCTTCATCATATTTACTCAATATTGTTTGCTTGTTTATATAATTCATTACTTCTCCATATTTTCATTGATTTGCTGTTCTTAATTGTTCCAAATCGCTGTCAGAAATCAATCAATTTTTATATTGTGTTGCTAAATCACTTACTGTTTTACTATTCAACTCCATTCATCTTTGATATCCATTATACCATGTATCCAATGTTTGTTTTTGTGCATCATTTCTTGCATCGTATGAAAAGTTTTTCTTAAAACTATCATAATCAGTAAAATATTCTGGATTAGTCTGCTTATAATTATTCAGATTACTTACTATTGTGCTTAAATTATCTGCACCACTTTGATTATAATAATCTTGGCTTAATGGTTTTAATGCTCATTGCTGCTGTATGGTGTTTTGATTTTGATTATTGCTATTATTTTGATTAGAAACAGTAGTTTGTACCGTTTGATTATTTCAATTCTGCGACACTTGTTGTGCTGGCTTGGTTGTTGTCCCACTCGTTGCTGTAGGTGTACTTTCTATAACAAAAAAACCATTAGCATTAGATCCAACTCATGTGTCCCTTAATTGATTTAATGCCACTCTTTGTGTTCATGTATTCCATAATCATCTTTCTGACAATTTCTGCTTCTGTGTGTTGTAATTGTCTATAGCAGTTTGTTGTTCTGCTGTAAAGTTTGTGTTTGCCATTTACTCTGTTTGGTTATTATCTAAATTTGTTCAACCTCCACTTGATCAACCTTGTCTATCATGATTTCTTGCCATTTTTTTATTATTAAATTCTAAACATATCATTCTGGTGGTCAGTTTAATACTCTTAATTTCTGACCAGTTGCAGTTACATAACATAAATGTGCATATCATTCTTCACCACCTCATGTAGGTACTCGGATACTTCATTTTTTTGCACTACCTACATTCACATTTCATCAAAACCATGTTTGGCATCAATATGTTCTGGTTTTATATCAATTTTCTGTAACATAATATAATCTTTGCATAGCTGTCGCTCAACTATCTTCCATCCATATACATCATGCAGCATCTCTTCCAACATAATCATAAACATTACTATCGTATGCTATTGTGTGCTTGTATCATTCAGATCAATGTGTTCAATCTGTATAACATAAATTTACTCAATCAATCCATAAACATCATGATGGATATAAATTACTATCTATATCCAAGTTAGAAACATTAAAGTATGAATATGCTATACCCATATCTCATCATGATGCCGACCATCACCACATTATACGATAACTACTATATCAATCCCATATCTCATCATCATCTACTCAAAAATACATATATCATGCCCACTGTTCATTAAGATGAAGTGTTCCACTCCAACTAACATCCCAACTCGTTGTCCATGTAGAATTTCTTAATCTTTGAAAGTTTCATTTAATCTGGAATGTTTCGCTACTTTGTCAATCTCAATCTTTTTTTAAATTCCATACTCCACATCACACTTCATGTCATGGTTGAAATCAACTTAAATCGAATGTGTTAGTTTCCTCGTATGCTCAAACAGTTTCGTATGAAGATGGTCGTGGATTGTTTGTTGGATTAAAATCTTCTCAATAATAATATTGCAATAAACTTCCATCGACCTCTGCTCATTTTCATATTCATGTATAATATAAAGATACCGACATTACTAATTATCAAAAATATAAATCATTTCATACTGGTATTTTTAAATATCCACTACACACTATTTTTCATACAAGTCATATATATTTTCAACTTCATCATATACTAACACAATCAAATCAACCTACAGTTCATGCTGCTATTGTTCACACTATAGTGTTGTTGTCTTTGAATTGTATTTTTGGCAATGTCCCATCTGTCCACATTTTTATTTCATCCAAACTTGCTCAACTACCATTATATGCTCTAATCGTACATCACTCTATTGTTTTTCATGATATAGTGTTTCATACCAATTCATTTGCCGCTATCGTATTTGCTGCTATATTATCTGCTGTTATGAATGTACTTTGTGCATTTGTTCAAAATGCTTGGAATTGTGCATCTTTTCCACTTTGTGTTGGTCATGCAACACATAATAATATTTTTCACTCTCATACACTATCTTGTGGAGATGTAGAAGTCAATACTGATGCTGTATGTGCATCATAATATATATATGTCGTTGCAGACATATTTCATGTATTACCACTACTTACACTTATTGCTGTTCAATCTGGTAAATATATATAACCATTTGTCCAAGCTACAGTATTATAATCTGTAGAAGACCATCAAACATTGGTACTCCATCATGCAATACCATCACTTCAAGATATATTTACATTTGATATACTTGTCGCTCCATCAATTTTGGTTGTACTAATTCATGGAACTTCGTATGTTCTTCATCATGTATTTGGATCTGTCAATGCAATCAAAGCATCTTCTATACTATCATATCAGATTACTGACATTATCTTTTTACATTATTATTAAATATAAAATCTAATGCGAAAACATTAGGTGTGTTCGTTCCATTTCATGTTAAAATGAATTTGAATTGTATATATTGGAATTGTTCCCTTACAAACAAATCTTCTGTAAAATCTGCTATTGTGTCAGTGGTAGTACCTATTGTTCTCAATGTTGTAAAATTCCCACCATCTACAGAATATAATATCTCTATACTTTGTCATGTTTTTAATGCCGAATATCATATCCTTGCAAGTATTCAATCCTTTATTTCTATCAAACTATTTGCATAATATCATCTTGTTACCAACTCTCATTGTGTATTGTATTCTGTATCACTTAATTTATCTATTCAGTATGTTGTTGTTCCCTCTTCTGTTTTCTTCCAAGCTACAAATAATTTTATTCAATCACTATATATGCTTGTTACATCTCCACTTGCTTCATAATCATAGCACAATACTTCGTTATAGTTCTTGTTTTTTGCTCATCGACTATATATTCACTTATTTCATGCTATTGTTAATCTTTCATTATATACACATATTCAGTTTTGTATATCTGCAAAATCATCACATTTTTTTAATGGATAGATTTTATATCAATCTAAAATTCCAAGTCATTTGTTAGTAATTAAGTATGGATAACCATTATATATCATTGCTTGATATGTCACATATCATGTCAAAGGTATTGTCTGGTCTGGCTCATCTGCTACTCAATCCCACAAATAAATATTACTATTTCATAACTTGCTTTGTGTGATTATTCTTATCGCTCATCATAAATCATTAAGTTTCATAACCTTGCTTCACTTTTCTATTGTGAACATATCTTCATATACATTCGTTACATCTATTTTGCTTAATTTTTCTCCATTACCAATATACATATCTCACATACTTACTAATAATGGATGATAGTCAGAGTTTTCTAATGAATGTTTTTCTGTTGGTGTAATACTTGCAGATAAACTACTTATTGCTACACAATATAATTTTGTTGCTGTTGTCCAATATACATAATCATTAAACAAACAAGCACTTATTATATCTCCACTTGCTCCACTTATATCACTCCATGTTCAATTACTACATTGTTTGATTATTCCACCTTTACCAAATGCCATATATGTTGTTGGATCTATCTTTATCATACAAGTAATTTCTCATGTTGCTGTTGTATCTTGTTTTAGTTTCTTACTCAAACTTATTCATCTTGCATTTTCTCTGATTTCTATATTTTTGCTACTAAAATAACTATTTTCTATTCATGTGAAAATATCATCTGCTATTCATCAGTTTGCTCATCTAAATATTGGTGCTATTACATTGCTTTCTGCCATTATTTATTCCAAAAAAGATAAATCTGCATCTTCTACATGATATGCACTCTCATTTTCAAAACTTCACTCTGTCATTATCTGCTGTACTGCTGTTAGATAGTAATTTTCTCGTAATTGTTGCTTATCAAATACTTGTTTTTCTCCAAATACATAAGCATTTAATCATTTTACCATTACATTATGATATTCTGCTGGTAACTTTATGTATGTTTCTGTATCTGTTAGCTCTAAATCTAATGGTATATACTTTCACTCCATCCTTAATCATCACTCTATATTCTCTTTTGGTGTTGGATAGATAAATATACTTCAATCTCTTATTATTCCATAAGGTTTTCTATATTCTTTCTCATTTTCTGTGTCCCTTATATCACTATCAAATATGTGAATTTTCTCTCCTTTATAAAAAACATCCAATACAAGCTTTAATCATGTTTGTGTGCTTACTGGAGCTGGTATTGTGTATTCTGTTTGATCAGCAACAACATCTGTCACATAAGTTTGCCATGTATATTTCTTACTTGCTGTGGATAGTCTTGAAAATATGTCTTTATATACGATATTCAGATATGTTAGATAATCGTTATCGCTTATCTGTCATGTGGTTGTAGATGTTTGTTTCCTTGATAGACTTATTATTGTAGATACATCCATTTATTGAGAAATTAGTTATAAAAGATTTATTCAAGAGGAGTACATTTGCACTCCTCTTTATATAAAGCTCTTATCGTTAAGCTGCTAATCTGATTTTTACCATTCTTTCTTTTCATTCTGTGAATGTCTTTACTCCATATAGACAAGATATGATAAAGTAATCAGCTTTCTGTTTTGCTAAAGGAGTTTTCCTTACAGATATTCCTTTTTGCATTACCATGTCGATTGCTCCTGGTCTACATAACAAAGCTTCTTCTACTGCTGTTCCAACTGTTATTGTTGTGTCTTCTGTAGAAGCAACTACTTTTCCTCATGAAACGATTGTTACAACTGCTCCACTTGCTGTAGCTACTAATCAAGCATTTTTCAATTTTGCTCTATCAGCTGCACTTACTTCAACATATGTTGTTCAAGCTCATGCTGCTCCATTGATAGCTGCTGCCAAGTTTGTAGCTGCTGCTGCATCGTTAGCTCCTTTCAATACATTTCCAGCTGTAGTTCAGATAGAAGCAACATATGTAAATGTTACTCATGCAATAGTGATAGCATCTGTAGCAACTACTGTATCCAATGTAATTGTGTTAGATGTTCTGATATTGTTAGATACATATACTTTGTATCCTCCGAATGTTCCAGCATATCCATTTCTCAATGTTAAGTCTGCCAAATTAAATCATTTGTCAGCTACTGTTTGAGCGATTATTGAAGCTGCTTTTGGAGAAACTACCAAAGCCCATGTCTTATCCATTTCACATCCATTTGCTGCTAACATAGCTCCAGCATCCATAACTGTTGCTAAACAATTAGATACTGTCATAGATATAGGACTTCCAGCATTATCAAATGTTTGTGTAGCATTAACTGTTTCTGCCAATACTGTTCTATCCATATCGTTTGCTAATCTATAAGCTGCTCTTGAAACATAATTGTCTTCAAGGTCATACTTTGATTGGATGTCGTCAATTTCATCGATAGAGAATGAAATCTCTTTTGATTTATTGATTACTAATGTTTCATCAGTTCCAACTAAATCTTGTGCAGTAGTATCTGTATATTTTACATAGTCATTTACAGATAAATCATTTGCATAAGGTCTGTGTACTGTGTCACCAAAACTTAATCATGATTGTTCTTCAAAAGAACAAATTTCTTTTGCGACTAATTGATTTTTAGTCAAGATTTGTAATCTTTTAGACCATAATTCTGGTATAAAAGCTGCTGCATTGTTTGCCATTTGTCTAATAAATTTAAGGATAAAAGGTTTTTACTTACCTTTCCTTGCTTTCCACCATTCATTAAACTCCTCATCACTCATTTGACTTGGATCTTTCTCTTGCTTTACATCTTGTGTTATTCACTCCACTCATGTATTAGATGATTTAGTGGATAGCAATTCTGGTTTGTTCTTTGCAAGATATAAATCGAAAGCATCTTGGACATTCATTCATGTATACTTTGATTGAATTTCCTTAATTTCTTTCTCAACCTCTCTTGCTGTTGGGTTGTTTTGGAAGAATAGCTTTTCCTCTACTTTCTTATCGATATAGCTTTCATCGATTTCATATTGTGCTTTCTCTTTTTCTTGAGCTTTTGCACTCTTGAAACGACTTTGCCATTTCTCTTTGGCTTCTTTTTCTTTCAAGTATAAAGCCTTGTAGTCAACTTCTTCTTCCTCTGTTTCTACAGTATCCTCTGTAGTCTGTTCCATCTTTTCTTCTTCACTCATTTTACATTTGGTTAGTTATAAAAGCATCATAACCGTAGCTGAAGCAGATTTGGAAAGCATAAATCTGCGAAACTGCGAATATGTTAGGTTTTAAGCCTCTTGTTTGAATAAATCAGTTAATAACTCATTCTTTTCTTCTTCGCTTTCTTCTTCTGGTGTCATTTTCTCTGGATCATAGTCTGGATTTTTTACCATCTCATTTGGTAATCTCTCAATTAGCCAGTTCAAACACCTAATTTCTGCTGAAAATAAATCAGCTGGTGTCAAATCTTTATCTACTGTCTTTGAGTATTTGTCATATAAGATATGACTTGCCAAAGCTACTCTCCTTTTCTTCAATACATCTACTAATAATTCCCATCATTTACTGTGTAATAGAGTTTTTAGCTCTACTAATTCTTCGTTATTACTCATTTATACTGTTAGATTGTAAATTCTGCCTTGTTATAAGGTCATTTCATTGTGCTTGTTGTGCATTTTGTGCCATCATTATGTTGGCTGCACTATTTGCCATCTGTTGTCATTGCATCATGTCCATATTTTCTCATTCTCACAACTCCAACAACAACTCATCCAATTTATTTAGTATCTCATCCTTGATTTCTCCATCATCTGCTTTTTGCATATACAATCGCAGTGTGAAATAATCAGCATTTGGATTACTAAATATTGATTTTGGCTTATATCACATATTTACCATTGAAACATACTTCATTGCTTGTCTTTCACTTGGTGAATATGGCACAATTCCATTGATTATATTTGGTTGTAATCAATTCTTTCTGTAGCATAATCTCTTGAATATATCTCTACATACTTGTTTCATGCTTTGATCAGCACTAATCATAGGAAATAAACTATTGAGATATGCTTTTTGCTGTTCATTTATTGCATTTACATCTTCTGTACTTCATACTAATATGTATGGCATTTGCTTTGTTACAAACTGGTCTTTCTTAAATTCCAATCCTTTTCGCTCAAAGTCAGTATTTAATAAAGCAAATTTCTTTTTTCATTCTGGAAAGTTCTCCAAATATCATCTCCATCGTTGGAAATAATACTCTCTGTAAAATCGTTGTTTGATAGTGTTCTTTAATGATAAGTTCATGTTAGCATTAGCTTGTATTTGTTGTGCTTCTGCTTTTGTCATGCTCTTATCTGGCATAATTCATTGCTGTAAACTATCAATTTTACTGTCAAACTTACTTTCACTATCAATCCAATTCATCATATTCCATACATCTGCTTTTATTTGGCTTTGTGGTAGCTCAAACATAGCATTTTGTATTGGTTGTGTTCCTATCTCATTCTCATCTATGAAGAAATATCTTGGATCAAATGTTTTCTTCTTAAATTCTTCCTTATTTTTGATTAGTCTACTATTTACCAAGAAATCTCATCCTAATGCTTCTCTCTTTGCTTTCTGTAAGTTTAGATTTGCAAGTATTGATTTAGCATTTTGTTTATCTTCTATCTTATCACACAAACTATTTCCAAATGGATTTCATCTTGTTGGATCAAAGTAGTTTAGTATTACTGGTCGTGGTACAAGTGTTGGATCTAATTTTTCTTCCTTTGTTACTGGTTTCAATTCTTCCTTATAAAATATTTCTGTCATATCTGCACTTGTTACAAACTTCCATTTCTTACCATCTATCATTGTGTAGTGTGTGTAGATGTCTAATGCAAAGTTTCAATTTATATCATCCACTGTTATTGGTCATGTTCAAGCTCTATTCTGATATGTTGCTCTTGTTTGTTTTTCTTCACTATTATACATCCTTGCAAACCAATTATTTATTGCTTCTACATCATACAAGTTCTTTATGTCTTGTACATTAGTCAACATACAGAAACCATGAAATCTGTAGTTTCTACCATCAAATTGTCATGTTTGTGTTGGCAATGGATCTGGTATCCATGATAATGGATTGATTGTTCTCCAAGTGTTCATTAGAGTATTGTTATCAAATCCAGTTCTATTCAATATTCATACTCCAAAGAATAGACTATCTTGTTCTACTTGGTATTTTAATTGTTGTGTTGCTCATTCTCTTTCATCAAATTCTGCTACACTTGTTAGATTTTGAGCTTCTTCTTCTCATATCCATCATTGTCTTGATATGAATTTACATTTTACTCCATTCGTAAAAAATGAAGCAATCAATGTATCCATATAATTTGCTATCATGTTTATATTGATTACCTTTGCTGATTTATTTTGTGGTAATCGTTTCATCAATCTGTTTCTGTATCTTACTCTTATTGGTTGGACATATTCTAATCATAGAGCATACTCTCTTTGAATTTGTGCTAATATATCTGATTTTTCCATGTGGAGTGTATAATATAAATCTCCTATTTTATATTCAGAATTTTGAAAAATCAACTATCTAAAACAAAAAAGAGTAGATTTCTCTACTCTTTCATTTTCTATGCTCCAGCTGTTGTGGTCGTTGCTGGTGGATAGATACTTGTGTATGGAGATGCTACTATTCGACTTGGAGTAGGTGTTGGAGAAAGCCTTGTAATGAGTTCATTTGTTTGTGCATTGTTTTGTGCTATTACTCTTGCTTCTGCCAATTCTGTTCTCAACCTTTGTGTTTCTTGGTTGCACATCATATCCAAAATCTTTTGTGTGTTTGCTGTGCAGTTTGTCATTATCTGACAAGTGTTTTGTATTCCTTGCTGTATAGCTTTTTCTATGTTGCTGTTTGTGTTACAAAATCACATTCACATTCAGCTTGATAGATTTGCAATAGCTTGTTGGTTAGCTAATTGCTGTTGTCGGAATGAATTGTTGTTGATAATATCAACTGTGTTGTCGTGGTTGTTGTTATTATTTGCTAATCCAGCCATCCATGCTGCTGCATTTCCTCATCCAAATCATCCAAATCATCCATTACCATTGAATAAGAATAAAAGCAAAATAATTAACCATGTTCACATTCCACCAAAGTTTGTTGTATCCATAATGATTGTGGTAAAGATATAAATACTCGGTGTTGGTTTTTTTACGATAGCTATCCACCATATCTTTCCACAGTTTGATTAGTTTATAACTACTATTACTCAAAAAAAGTTAATTTTCATTATATACTATCTATCACTTCCACTACATCTTGCTTTGTTTGTCATTGCAGTAATCCACTCTCTTTAATTTGTTGTGCTACTTGTGGATTGTTCTTTAATAATCATGGCATAATTTTCTCTGCTAATTTGTTCAAACTGTCTGGATCATCAAATCTTACTCACTCCAAATCTTTTGCACTCACTCCATTTTTGATTAGTTTTTCTCTAATGCTCGATAGCATTCACATACTTTTCATAAATCCTCGCATATCCATTTTGCTACTTTTAGTCATCTAAAATACCATACTTATTCTTTAGTTCTTCCATTTCTTGCTCATACTTTGCTTTCAAATCTCTCTTTTCATGCTCATAATCAGTATCAGCTCTCATTACTTCTCCAATGTAGTCTAAAATCTGTACTCAATAATTAGGATTACTAACTATTGCTTGTACTACTTCGTTTGTCTTTAGATTGTGTCAATCAAAAAACA